CAATCTGACGATAGTGCTACATTTAGTGGTGATGTTATTATAGGTGGTGATTTAACTGTTAACGGTGGTGACATGTTACTTGACAACCTTACTACATCAAAAGCATTAATTATAAAAGCTTCTGATGATGAAAGTGCTGCTATAGAATTTCATGCTGATAATGCTAGTGATAATCAAGATAAATGGCAAATAGAAGCTCATAAAGATGATGGAGATTTATATTTTTATAATATGACATCTGGCTCTTGGGCACAAAAATTTAGAGTAACAGATACAGGAAATGCTGTTGTTAATAATGCTTTATTTATAGGTAGCGTTTCTTCTGGTGATGGTTCTAGTGAAAATGTTTTAGTTTATGATAGCGGAACTTCTAGAGTTGAAAAAAGAACTTATGCTGAGCTTAGAAGTGATTTAGGTATTGCTGATAACGAAATAATAGATTGGACTACTGACCAAGGTGGTACAAATATTCATTCAGGTAATTATACAGATACTAATACTAATCAATTAACAACATGGGAATTGACAGCAGATTCAGGTGGTAGCGCAACAATTAATCATAGTGAAACAGTTGATATTGCAGGAGGTACAAATGTAACAACAGCAAGGTCAGGAAATACAGTTACAATTAATGCAACTGATACTAATACCAATGGATTAACTACTTTTGTAGTTGAAGATGGTGATGGTACTGAAGTTACTATGAGTAATAGTAAACAGTTAAAGTTTGTTGAAGCAGGTGGTATTAATATAAACTTTACTGATACTGACAGTGGAGCTGATGGAGATGAATTTGATTTAAGTTTTAATGTGTATACTGCTCAAACAGGAATTGAATCTATATACAATGATAATTTAAAAATCGGTAGAGGTACTGATGAACAAATATCATTTGCTACTGATGATGCAATTATATTTAAAATTAATTCTAATAGTGAACTTAGATTAAATGAAACTACTTTAAGACCCCATACAGATGATGGTTTAGCTCTTGGAACTGGAGCTTATAGTTTTGCAGATTTATTTCTTGATACTGGTGGAGTTATAAATTGGAATGATGGTAATGTAACATTAACTCATTCTGCAGGCAAGATAGCTTGTAATGCAGAAATAGAAGCTACATCTTTAGATATATCAGGTGATGCAGATATAGATGGTACATTAGAAACAGATGCATTAACAGTAAACCTTCATTCTAATGCACAAGAAGTAGCATACATAACTGCTGGAACTTCTACAACTGAAATTTTATGGGGATTAGGGTTAAAAAATTATGGAAACCTAAATGTAACTGATGAGTATGGTGTAGGAATGAAATTTAGAGGAGGCGGTAATACTGAGCATAGTAAATGGGCAGGTATTGCTGCAGTTAATAATGGTGGGTGGTTTAATAATTGTGATTTAGTTTTTTATGTAGATGAAGCAGAAAGATTTAGAATAACTAAAAATGGCGACTCATCATTATCAGGTCACTTTAATATAACAACTGGACATGAATTTAAAATTAATGATACATCAGTATTAAGTGCATCAACATTAGGTAGCGGAGTTACTACTTCATCACTTACAAGTGTAGGTACGATAGGTACAGGAACATGGCAAGCTACAGATATAGCTGTTGCTCATGGTGGTACAGGTGCAAGTAATGCTGCAGATGCTAGAAGTAATTTAGGTATTACATATGCTAATATTGGTACTGTTGATATATCAGCTAATACAAATTTAAGTGCTGGTACAAATATAACATTGTCTGGCGATACATTAAATGTTGATGATGCATTTTTAAAAAACAATGCTGATGATACAACAAGTGGAACTATAACTGCAGCAGGATTTACAGCAACAGGTCCTATTACTTCTCGAAATATTTTAACTAGTTTACCTGCTATTACAAGTAGCTCTAATACTTCAACAGTGCAAATAAGTCAAGAATTAAATGATACTAGTGGTGCTGCAGGACATGCATATGCATCTTTAGAATTACACATTAAAGAAACAGATGTTAGCCAATTTGATGAAGGTGTAAATTATATATTTTGTCATAATGATTCAAGCGCTTCAGCAGGTGGAAGTGGAGCAACTCCTAAATTTAGAGTTAGTAGTGCAGGATTGGTAACTGCAGCAAGTGATATAAATTTAGGTGGAAATATAAAAGTTGGTGGCAATGTAATTAAAGCATCTGATGGAACTACTGCTATAACTATATCAGACTCAACAGGTAATGTTTCAGTTGCTGGTAGCTTAAGGGTGGGTGATAATAATATTAGAAACTCTGATGGAAGTGTAACAATGCAAATGGACACTAGTGAAAATGTTCAAGTAACTGGAAATTTATCTTTGATGACAAATGCTGTAGCAGCAGCAAAATATATTAGTGTAGACCCCTCTTCAGGAACAAATGTTGTAGGTAATCGTTTGTATTTTAGGTCAGGACAAGGTACAGGTAATGCTAATGGTGGTGGAATATTTTTTCAATGTTCAACTGCTGGTAGTTCAGGTACTGGTGTTAATTCATATGCTACTGCTGCAAGTTTAACTACAGGTGGTGTATTTAATGCATCAGGTGGTTATAGTATTGGTGGGCATGTAGTAGATGATATTGACCTTGCAGGTGAATTTAATGATGTTGATGACCATGTAATGTCTTCAGCAGCAATACAAGATAAAATATTAGCAGAAACTAAAGAGTTTAGGCATATAATAAATGCAGGATTTAATTATGGTTCTACTGGAGGTACAAGAGTTTTTATTCCTCTTGTAGGTTATGTTATAGAAAGAAGTTCAACATCTGCTGGTACTGAATATATAGCTTTTGTTGCTCCATACGATGGATATTTAAATCAAGTTGTATTTAGAAGTGAAGAAGCATGTGGTTCTACTGTTGTAGGTTTACATAAATCATCTACAGGTATAGAACTTCCAAGCAATACAGCAAGTGAATCAATAACAGTAGATATGGCTACAGACGATACTCCATATAAATTTGCATTTACTGGAGGGGCTAGTGGTAATGATAACCAATTTAGTGCAGGACAAATATTAGCAATATCATTTGACCCTACTATTGATGCTAATGATACAGTATTTACAGCAGAGTTTATTTTAGATAGTAGCGCAGGGTTGTAAATATAAAAAAAATGTTGGAAATTAAGGTAATGTTTAGTATATTAAAATGATGAATTATATTCAAAAAGGAGTATTATAATGTGGCCAGCTATAATAGGTGGTGGTATATCTTTGCTTGGTAGTATGATGGCAAATAAACCCAAAATGAAAACAGTAACTAACCAAGACTTAGCAGGTAACTACTCTGATTTTACAAATAACTTAGACAGGCAAAACGAACTATCTGAGCAATTAATAGACCCTAACTCTAGTTATAATTTAAATCAAGCTCAAAGAATTAAAAATATGGGTTATGATAATATGGCTTTTTCAAATATGTTAGGCAATAGAAATATGGCTCAAGGCGGTATGGGTGGCTATAGTGGTATTAGAGGTCAACAACAACAAGCTGGAATGGATAAAGTTCAACAAGAATCTCAAAATAGAATTAATCAAATGATTGCTAGTAACTTTGGAGTAGGAATACAAGGTTTACAAGGTATTGGTAAAGGTTATCAATCTATGGGTGATACAATGTCTCAAAATATGCTTAATAATACAGCTGCTGAAAATCAAATTGCACAAGCTAGAAGCCAATCAGACTTTCAAGGAATGTTTGGATTTGGACAAGGTTTAATGCAATATGGTTTAATGAACCCTACAGGATAAGGAATACTATGGCTTTAGATTATACAATGATGAGAGATGCGGTTAATATGGATGTAATGAACCGTTTATCAAGAGCACAAGGTGTAGGTGAGTCTGCTTCTATGTTAGGCTTTTTAGGTGCAGACGCTGTTAAACAAAGTGATATGTTTAAAAAAATGTTTGGCAAAAAACCTTCTAAAGATGAACAATATAAAAATGTAACTACACCTTCTAATGAAAATTTTGTTAACAATTTAAAAAATTATGAGTCTAGTTTAGATTTAGGTAATTTAAATAGTGATTTAACTAATAACGGAACTCCTTATAGAAACACTTTAGCAGGTGGTATAATTAATAATTCTACTATGATGCCTGCTGAAAGCACTGGAATAGGGCCTTATGGAGGTGGTGGTATACCTGCTTATGGAGATAATGCAAAATATGACTACTATGCTCAAAAATATGGTAATGCAGAATCTGCTTTAGATAAAGCTTTATCTTCAGGATTTCAATTAAATTTAAATAATAAAATGAAACCAGGTTCAGGCGTTCTTGACCCTTTATTAAATCCAAGCAACCCTATGGTTAATGCTCCTCAAGATAATTATGTTGTACAACAAGGTGATACATCTTTTGATATAAAAAACAAATATGGTATGACTATGCAGAATTTAGCTGACGAAAATTTTGGTGGAGACCTTGAAGCAGCTAAAAGTATTTATCCTGGAGATACGTTAAAAGTAAATCCTCTTAATACAGCTTTAAGTAACCAACTAACAACTAATAATGATTTTCTAAATGAAAATTTGGATTTATTTTGGAATAGTGGAACTCCTAATGATACAACAGGTGCTTTTATACCAGGGTTTAACCCAATATACGACTCATTAAATCAAAGGAGTGGTTATGGCAGTTAATTTTGAGCAAATGCAAAATTACGTTAACCAACGTAAAGCTTTAAGACAACAAAAGTTTGATGCTGATTTCTGGGAATCTAAAATAAGAAACATAATGGGTAATTCTGGGGACTTTAATGTAAAAGATAAGACTATATCTGCCCCAATGGTAAACATTGAGAATCCTGCTGATTCTTGGGCTAGTTATGTAAAAGCTACTTCATCTAGAGGTTTAAAACCCAACTATGAACAATTTATCCAACAATACAACAATCTAAACAATGTTAGAAGTTCAGCTATATTAAACAATCTACAAAGTGCACAAGCTTCTGGTATGACTATGAAAGAGATTAGGAAGGCTATAAAGAATAATCCTGAAATACAACAAATGTTAACTGAAGGTATAAAATCTACAGCAGATGCGGAATCTAAAGCATTAATGGGTTCGTATCTTCCTAAACGTAAAAAAACATTTGGCGAACAGTTAAAAACACCTTTACTTGTAGGAGGTGCAGCAGCAGCTGCTCTTGGTGGTCCTATGGCTTATAAAGCTGGTATGGACAAAATACAAGACCTTAGAGGTGGTGATATTTTAAGAGATGCAAAAGATTTAACAGATAAAAAAATATCCGCTGCAGATAAAACTAAAATGCAAAAAGCTAGATATGCTGAGTACAAAAAAAATTGGAAAGGTAAGAAAGTAAAGAACGCAAAAGGTAAGGTAGTTACAAGTAAAGCTGCTGATTTTAAAACTTGGTCAGCAAGAAAAGCTAACGTAATTCCTAATAACTGGTCTTCTAAAACTTTATCAGAAGCTGAATCTGTATTTGGTAAATCAAAAGTAAAAGACTTAGGGTTATACAAAACTAAGCCAAGTATAGGTAAGACTTTATTAAAAAGTGGCGGTAAAGCTTTAAAAGGCTTTGGTACAAGAGCGGCTTTAGGTCTTACTGCTATGCAAATATTAAATTCTTTAACATCCGAGGAATAACTTATGGCTATAAACCCTTATGGTTTATATAAGTACCAGGATGCTCCTGAAGAACCTCAAGGCGATAAAGCAGCAACCTCACAAAATTTTCAACCTACAATAGGAAAAGACCAATTACGTAATGTAATTAGTTCTTACAAGCAAAACGCAAACTTATTCAAACCAGAACAAATAGATAAAATAAGAAAGCATGCTATACATTATAACGTACCTTTTTATGAGGGAGAGTTTAGTATAGGTGAAGCTTTATCTAACTTTGCAGGTGGGTTTTTAGAAGGTTTTACTACAATACCAGTAGGCGAAGAGCCACCAGACAATGAATACGAAGCTATAGCACGTAATGTAGGACATTTACTTGGTTTTGCTCCTAATATGTTAGCTAAACCTTTAAAGTTATTAGGATTAAGTAGAGCTGCTAATGTATTAGGTGGTGTTAGGTCTATACCTTTAGGTATTGGTGAAGGGGCTACTAAACTTGCATCTAAAGTAGTAAGCCCTGTACTAAAGAGTGCTACTTTAGGAAGAGCAGGCGCAGCAGGAACAGTGACTAAGTTTCTAACTGGTGGTGCTACTAAAAGCGTTATAGAAGAAGGTTTTAAACTTGGTGTTGCTAGTGCTGCTAGTAACTGGAAACAAGGTATAGATGGTATGATAGAAGCTGGTATAGGCGGTGCTAAGTTTGGTGCTGCTTTTGGTCTTATAGGTAATGTAATACCTGGTAAAGGCGCTGGTAACTACGGGTTAAGAGCAGTATCAGGTTCTTTATTTCAAGGATTACCCTCTACACAAAGAGGAGCAACTACTCCTGAACAGGTGTATGAATATTTACTTGGTGCATATTTTGGTGGTGGCGCTAGTGGTTGGAAACAAAAAGGCGCACAAGAGTTCTTTACTAAAAAAGAAAAACAAGCTTATGGTGAGAATGGTAAAAAAGCTGATGTTAAACTAAGAGAAGGTAATGACCCTAAAGATGTTAAAGATTGGAAAGAGTTAGACCCTGAAATACAAAAAGAAGTTTTAAAAGAAATGAATAATCCTGAAAGTATTCATTACGACCCTCCTGAAAATGCTGAAGCTAGAAAAGCTATGCATGAGTATGTAGCTCATAAAATGGGTATAGAACCAGATAAAACTACTTTATCAGAAAAAGGATGGCAAGAGTACGGTAAACTACTAGACTCTCAAAGAAAGCCTGAAACAGGCCCTGGTTTAGCTAAAGAAACAGAGACTGATTTAAATAGAATATTCCAAGAAAAAACTACACTAGCAGAAAATTTAGAAAAAGCACGTATTGAAAGTATAGACTTAAAAGGTGCTGAAAAAATGTCTTCTGATAAAGCTATATCAGACATGGAAGTTAAATTTGAATCTTTAAAGGCTGAAGAACAAAGGCTATTAGACTTAGAGCCTGGACAATTTATTGATAAGAAAAGTGGTGAAATAGTTGATTCAGAAATGCGTAATGATGGCAATGACCTTGGTATGTTTATTGGTAGAGATTTATTAAAAAAGTCAGAAAAGATTGTAGATGAAAAATTAAAAGAAGTTTGGGATAAAGATGACTATTCTCCATCTACTAAAAGAAATGAACAAATAAGGTTGTCAAATGTTATAGATGAAATTATTACTCAACCTAAGTATGCATCTAAAGGTCAAAAAGTAGATGTAGAAAGCTTAGTTAAAGAAATAGAAACTAATATTAAAAACTCAGAAAATGTTAAAATAAAGATAGATTCTGAGATGAAAAATGATTTAAGACAATTTTTAACTCGTAATAACTTTGGTGAGCCTGTAAAGTTTTTAAATGTAAGAACTAATAAAGAAGGTATAATAGATAAAGATATTGATTTTAGAGATGAAAAAGGTTTTACATTTGCTGGTAACAGAAAAGCTTTAACAGAACCTAAGACAGAAGTGCAAAAAGTTCTAGAAGAAATTACAGGTACAGAAGAGTCTTCTCATGCTATATTTGACAATGTAACTACCAGAGGTAATAGAGGTGAGTTTCTTGATATGGCTTTGTCTAAATATAGAGCTAAAGTTGGTAAAGATGCATACGATGCTTTTATAAAGAAAACTCATAAAACAATGGGTGAAAAAGGTTTTTATCCTTTTGGTGGCAAAGGTGATAATGATACTATTATATATATTAAAAAACACCCTAATATGTCTAACTATAGAAATAAAATATATATTAAGTCTTATATAAATAAATTTAATAAAAAGTATTTTGATACAGCTATTAAGCGTAATAAGTACTTTACTAAACTTGAAGCTCAAGAACAATACTTAAGTAATGTTATGTGGGATATATCTTTAAACGGATTTAAACCTACTACTAAAGCAGAATACAATCAAGTATTAGATAAACTATTTAAAGGTAAAGGTTATATAAAAAATGCTACAGCTTGGAATAAAAGGCAACAAATATGGTTTACACCTACTTGGAGAGCTGATAAAGACTTTGTAGCTAATAGTTATAGAGACTATTTAAAAACTTTAAAAGGTAATGATTTAACTAATATTGCTCCTGAATTTTTAGATGCTGTTACAAGTGGTAATGTAAGATATATAATAGCAAGAGACTTAGACCCTAAGCTAAAAGATGCTTTAGGAAAAAGAATTAAGAAATTAAATAAAGATAGTAAAAATACTGAATACGGTGAAAATGTAGATGGTATGACTATTGTTGAAGATAACTATCTTAATACACTAATTAAAGATAGTGGTTTACCTGAAAGTGGACAAAGTAAAAACTTTATTGTTAGTCCTGACGCTAAAAATGGTGCCTTACTTGGTAAACATATGATGCATAGTGCTGGTAAAGAAGCTTCTAGACAAATGCGTGAAGCTGGTATACAAATGATTATGCAGGAATCTGCTGTTAAACAAAGAGGTGAGCGTGGTATAACTGACTATGACATAAAAAACAAAAAGTTAAACATATCAGACCCTAATTTAATACATGAAATGCCTGTAAGAGATATTAAGTATGGCTACAATGTAAAACAATCAAACGCAATGGCAGGTTACAATGCTGATGGTAGCGTACATAAACATGGTATACCTAAACAGTTGTTAATGGCTATGTCTAATAATACCTTTAAGTCTTTTCCTCAAAAACTTATAAATGACTTTTTTAACGAGACAATTTATAAACAGTTTAAAGGTGACAATAAGTATAATACTATGGTAGATGAGTATTTATCTAATCCTACAGACAAGCTTAGACTTAATATTTTAGAAAAGAACATTGATAAAGTAGGAATTAATGAAATGTTAAAGGTTATTAACGGACCTCCTACTCAGTTGTCTGATGCAGTTTACTTTAGATTAATGAAATTAAATAAAGATACTATAAGCTCTAGAATTGCTGATGGAGAAATGACTCCTGAAGAAGGTCAAAAAGTTTTAGACAATATAAATGAATTTAACAGTTCTACAGATAGAATAATACAAGCAGCTCAAGAATGGTCTATACAAGAAAAAATGGTAGGTAGACAAGGTAATTTAAACCCAGTACTTTTACATAAGTATATACGTCCTTACAGATTTCAAGTTATAAGAAACTATGTATTCCAATCTATTAGCAAACCTAAAATAGGTAACAGTGGTGTAGCTAGAATGAGAGGTTATGATAAGTGGTTTAGAAAAGACCCTAAATTTAAAGAATTAGAAACAAATGACGAAGTATTCTATCTAGATAACTCTTTTAAGAAAATGCCTCTTAAAACGCACATCTCTGGGCATGAAAACACTACTTTAGAAAGACTTTGGAATGCTTATACTAACAAAAATAGTAAATTGTATCAAAATAGTGATATAAAGGATGCATTAAGAGCTTTAACAGTAAGAGTTCCTATGGACTCTACAAGTGGCGCACAAGCTATGGACTTTGGTGGTTTTACAGGTAGAAATGGTCACGGTATACTAATGCACTCAAGAGCTATGAGAGCTGAAGGTGGCGCTGACCTTGATGGTGATGAAGCATTTATATTCTTTGGTGGACGTAAAGGAGCTAAAGGTGATGGTTTTAGAAAAGAATGGACAGAACAGTTTCATAAAAATAAAGATGAATACTTAGCTAAAGATGGTAGTATACCTGATAGAAAAACAGGTAAAGTTCCAGGTACTAAATTAACTTATGAACAGTATTTAACAACACAAGATAGTGTCAAAGGTACAGGTGTTGACCCTAAAATGCGTGATAGTAAAGCTTGGCAATATGATAGTGGTTGGAGACAAGAAATATCTGAAAGGGCTGTAGAAGGTCGTAACTTACTTGGTGGTGCAGTTACTATGGGTCAAGTTTTTAAAGCTGTACATAGCTCTTTAACTTCTTTACCTAATAAAAAAGATATGTTTCAAGCTAGAATATACGATAATAAAGCTAAAAAGTATATTAATGTCAATGTAAGTGTTGAAGCTAAGACAGGTAAAAATCAGTTAAGAGATGCTAGACAACTTGCGTCTTCTATGACTGCTTTTACTTCTGACCCTCTTGATGTAGCTGGTTTAACAGGTTATACTGACTATTTTAATAAACTAAGTAATTCATATTTTAATATAAAATTTTCTAGAAAGTTAACTCCAGAACAACAAGTTAAAGCTTTAAGAAGTACTGAAGGTATTATAGGACAAATGCAAGATATAAACTCTGCTCTTTATAGTAGAGATTACATTAATAATAGGTCTTTTGATGCACAAACTATAAAAGAAAAAACTATGCCTACTATATATGAAGGTGGTTTAGGATTAGAAAAAGCACAAAATACTTTCTTACCTAAAATGGGTAAATTAGCTAACTCAGTAGAACTATATGATTCACCATTTAAAAACATAAATACAGAACATTTATCTAAAATGTATACTGAACATAACTCTATTGTAAATAAACTACCTGAGTTTAAAAAGCTTTTAAACAACTTATCAGTTCCTGAAAATAAACTTGTTAAAGCTGTAGCAGATTCTCAACTGTGGAGAAAAAGTGTTTTAGATAAAACAGCTTATGACATTGATAGTTTTTATAGAATTATAAACTCACAAGGCAGTCCTTTTGCTAAAGGTAAAGCTTGGCATAAAAGATTTATAAAAGGAAAAGAAAAGTTAATTGAAAATAATTATAACTTAAGAAAAGAGTATTTAAGAGAATTAGTAAAGTTTGCTGAAGATGTAGTTACTCAAGATGTTAGTGATATGGTGTCTTTTAGGCAACTTTATCGTTTTTATGATACTGCAGAGATAGGTGAAACAGTTTTTAATAAAATGCTTAAAAAAGTTACAGACTTAAGACGTAATAGTTATTTGCAAAGAAAGAATATAGACGAGTCTATTGAAGAAATAGCAGAAGGTGTTAAAGTTCCTAGGAATGTAGCTAATACAATAAGAAAAACATTTGGTGAGTATGTTGGCGATTCTAAAGATAAAACAACTACTCGTAATCAAGCTGAAATAGATGCTGAAATAACAGCATTTAAACAAACTTTACCTAATGTTAGAGCTCAAAAATTATTTGACATGTTAATGTTAGGTTCTTTTAGAAACAATACTAGTGAAACTTCTATAAGTAAATTAGGCTTTTCTTCTCAAGCAGTAGATAAAGCAAGTGTTACTGACTTTATTGGTGATTATGCTACTATAATGAATAAAGCTTATGAAAAAGTGCCTATTGATAAGCGTATGGTTGAGTCTTTAGAAAAAGGTGATATGGTAGAAAAAGACTTACCTGAAAATACTATATTAAAAGATACTACTACAGGTTATGAAGGATTACATTCTAGAGATTCTAAATTGCCTAAAAATATAAAGCAAGAACTTACTGAACTTGTGGAGAATATGAAATTTTATAATGGTAAAATAGGACAAAATTTAAACGAACTTGTAAGAGGTGTTATAGGTAAAGACTTTAACACAATGCAATACAAAGACTTTGTTGATTTAAATAACTATTTTAAAGAGTTGCGTAGAGGCACATTCTTTCAAAGGTTATTTGGTGATAAGTCTCCTACTCTTAAGAAAAGATATACTATGCTATTTCCTGCTACTGTAGGTAGAGAAACAATGAAGTATGATATAGAGTTATTAAAAAAGAGAGGTTTGTTTGTTGCTAAAGGTGGTAAAGTTGTTGAAGGGGATATGCTAATCCCTACTAACTTTATGGAAAAATTACAGTATGCTGTATCATTGTCTATGGACAAAGCTCAAGGCAAGGGTGATGAACAAGTTGGTGTTTTACGTAAACAATTAGAGTTTATTGATGCTATAGAAGACGGTGAGTCTTTAAGACGTGTTGCTGTAAGAAAAATAGAATCTGATGGTAATAGTGGTAAAACATTACATTCTGACCATGTATTAGCTAAAAAGTGGGCTGAAGGTTATTTAAAAGAATACAATACAGAAATGGAAGTATCCGATTATAATTCTTTAAAAAATAAAATGTATACAGTTAGTGAGTTAGTTGATGGTAAAGCTGTACGTAGAGAATATAGTGGCGAACAATTAGTTGATAAAATTGAAACTGTATATAAAAATCATTTTAATGATATGTTTAAAATTATATCAGGAAACAAAGAGTTTCTTGATTCTTATCAAAAAGTTAGATATGGTAAAAAACAATTTTGGGATTTTCAAAAGGGTAAAAATGCCTCTGAACCTATATATGACTATAAAAGAGTTGTAAGAGATATAAATAAAGCTTACGAAAGAGGTGAAGATATAACTACAGAGTTTGGTGTAGATGGTTTACGTCATATTGCACGTTCTATGATGGTAGAATTACAGCATAAATATAAAAAACTTAGTAGAGGTGAGCTTAGAAAATTAGTTGAAATACCTAAAGTTACAGGTCAAATGTCTGAAGGTTATTGGCCTCATATGTTTTTTGATAAAGTATTAGCTAAAAAGTCTTTAGAGTCTGCTATAAAAACAATTCAAGAAAGCTCTATGTCTCAAGCTGAAAAGAATAAAGAGATTGAATCTATTGAATGGCGTGCTAAGACTTTAACAGGTGATTGGATTACAGGTACTGAAAATTGGGAAACTTATGATAGATGGAATGACCCTGCTAATACTCAGAAAAAATCAGACAAAGTATCTTGGTTTAACGCAAATCAAATGACATCTTCTATGCATAGTAGAACAAGCCATATTCCAGGCTGGTCTATTGATGCTAGTGTTGCTGAAACTTATTCTAGAAATGTTTATAAAACCTATTATAAGCAATTAGCTCAAATATTATCTCGTAATATATTACAAGAGTTTGATTCTGCAGCTATTAACAAAGGGTGGAATAAAGGTGCTAATGTAGACTATGAATCTGGTCAAAGAAGAAGTTTAATGGACAGATGGTCTGATTATTATAAACTTTATGTACAAGATGCTATGGGACATCCTAGTATTATACCTGATTATATGATTAATGACCCAGGTATGAAGTTAAAAGGGACTCCTTATGCTTGGTGGTCTGACAATAATGTTACTAAAAAAGTAAACAACATCGGTAAAAAGCTTGGTTTAAAACAACCTGTTGTAAATGGTGTGTTAAAAGATAGATACAATATAGAAGATGTAAGACATTGGTCTAATCTTGAAGCTAAATATGAGCTTATGTCCTTACTTGCGCATCCTAAATCTATGGTTAATAACTTATTTGGTGGTTCTTTACATACTATACAAAGTGCAGGTGCTACTAATTTACGTAAAGTATATGATTATAATTTCTTAAGAACAATAAATCCTGAATGGACTAATAGACAAGCGTTAAAAGACTTTGTTACAAAAGAAGGTATCTTCCCTGAAATGTTACAACATGAGTGGGGTATGCAAAAAGAATTACAATCTTCTAAATCTAAACAATTCTTAAAAGACTTAGGTAAAAAATTAAACCCAGATGGTACTGTTGATAAAGTGACTATGCGTGAATTAGCTGATAAGCATAATATAGGCGCCCCTATAATGAAAGCTGCAGCTAAGTTTATGTCTGGTCCTGAGATGAGATTGCGTACTGATGCATTTATGGCACATTATATTAAAGCATGGAATTTATTTGGTGGTGCTATAACTCAACATAATCATCCATTTTTAATTGAAATGGCTAAGAAAGGTGTTAAAGCTACGCAGTTCTTATATAACGCTCCGTTTAGACCAGGTTTTGCTAGAACATCATTAGGTAAAGTAATGACTCGTTTTCAGTTATGGTCTTGGAATGCTACTAGATTTAGAAATGATGTTATAAGAGAAGCTCGTATAAGAGGTTATCGTGCAGGTACTCCTGAGTATCAAAGATTTAAAAGAACTGCTCAAAATGATTTACTTATATACGCTTTAGGTAGTGTATTTGCTATGAGTTTATTTGATTTAGCTATACCTGCTCCATTAAATCACTTTAAAGAAACTTCTGAATGGTTATTTGGTGACGATAAAACAAGAGATAGAGCTTTTTGGGGTATGTATCCTACAGCTATAGCTCCTTTACAAATGATTACTCCTCCTATTGGCAGGATTCCAATTAGTATATTAAAGACTTTAACTGATGATAACTATAATAAATTCTTTGATTACCATGTGTATACTATGTTTCCATTTGGTAGAATAGCTAGAGATATAGCTCCATTTGCTAAAGGTAATGTATTAGATAATCCTTACAGAACTATTGAAAAGTTTACTGGTTTGCCTTACGGTGATTTACAAAAAGAAAGAACTAAGTACAAGAAAGAAATGGCGTACCATCCTGTATACAGAGGTATTACTGAAGAAGATTAGTTTTTTTCGAAGCTTTCTAGTATTCTACTTAAAGCATCTGTATCTGTAAAACAATCAACATGCAGATGTATAAACCCCATACCAGTGAATGAACCGTCACTATTAGAAAAGCCGTATTCAATTTTGATACAAGGTTCTAGTTTATCTATATCTTCTTCGCATTTGTCACAATAGTCCATATATTAATATACTACTGTTCTTCTGTTTTTGCTACTTCTTTATGTTCTTTAACATATTTATCCATATATTCTATAAATTCTTTTTTAATACCTTTAAACTCTAAGAATAAATCGAATACTCTTTCATTTGCAACTGTGTATTGTTCTAAATGTTGTAGTTTAGTCCCTATTAAATGAAGAGCTTGTTCTATGTCTTTACGGGTTGGTTTACCCTTTGTGTTTTTTCTTGCCATTACTTTCTCCTTCTTGCTCAAGAAAAGCTTCAAGCTCTTTATAGTAGCTTTCAGCCTTCTTTCGCATTTGTTTTTCTGCTTTAAGTTCTCGTTTAATATTAATGATAAGAGCCTGCTGTCGCCTATTGGTTTTAGCAAGCTCTCTTACTTTGTTACAACAACTCATCAATGCGTCGTGGGTTTCCGCTGGGTCCAAGTTTAAACACCTCCTTTAATTTAGCTTTGTATTTAGGCTTTGGTTTGCCATATGGAAAGTTAAGAAAACACCACAACTTATATACGTCTTTATGTATATCGTTATTAGTGTTAAACTTTCTAAAGTTATATGAAGGTTCTTTCATCCATTTACCTTTTGTATATAACCCATAAATGTTAACAATAGGGCATTCAGGGAATATTTTGTTCCATAAGTCCTTGTACATCAATTGTTGTATTTCATGTGATTTTCGGTAATCTCCAGTCTTTATATCAATAATAGATAAACTACCATCTATAGTTGCTACAATGTCTGGTGTACCAGCCCAAAGCATGTCTTTGTGATATAGGAATATCTCTTGACATATTACGCTTGGCTTTATATCGTAGTACCATTTTTCAAAAGACATTAGAGACTTTCTAATAAATTCAGTACCTGCGTGTACTTCTTTTCTTTCTAGTAACGCCTCTATTGCTTCGTGCACTGCCGTGCCTCGTTCTGCGGCTTCGTCCCTCAGCCGTTCTGCGTTTAGCCCGTTTTTCATAAGCCACTCGTCAAAAAACTTTCCTTTAGAGCATGTTTCGCCTATGATAGTTGTTACTGAAGGCTTCCAGTTTAAACTTTTACCTTGTGAGTACCAACGTCCTGAACTTTCGTGTCTTTGTATTTTTAGACCATTAACATAGTCATCAATCATCATTTTTTTCATTGAGCCTCCTAACCCATTGATTGCTAACTCCCTTGTCTTTGATTAAACCTAATCGTGGTGTTATGTCGCTTCAAGTCTCTGCATATCCGCATAGGGGACACGTATATCCACAGTCTCCTCCTGAAACGACATTACCACATTGTAAACAGTTTACTTTTTCCATAATTGCCTATAAATAGTTCTTGTTGATACTTTAAAGAGTATCGATAATTTACTAGGTTTATACCCAATATACCAAAGAATATTTATAAGCCATTTGTCTAGTTTACTTAGTTTTTTCATTTACTTGTCCTATATTTTTTAGGGTTAGGGTTAGCTATTAATTGTTGATAAAGCCACCAACACTTACCGTCATTAGTTGCTTTAAGTATTTTTTGTCTCCGAGAGGCTTGTATGTCTCTCATTCGTTTTTTGTTATCTTTTTGTGCCATTACTCCTCCTAGTTAAATACATCTGATTTTGCTAGTTTTCTTAATATATAACCTTGTACTCTTACATCTTGTGTTTTTATCCATTTGATAAATGTTTTATACTCTTTATCAGTCAATGGCCCCTTTTTAGTATTACACGATGCACATATCATTTGAAGGTTGCTCTTATACGAACCTCCTCCAGAAGAAATAGGATGCTTATGGTCGCATACCATATTAGTTACATCTAATTTCTTTTTACAATAGTTACAAGGTTTGCTGTATGCTTTAAAAAGCATCTCACGTATTTCAGTTAAAGATATGTTAAATTTTACTTCATACTCCTTACTTCTTTTCTTTAAAGAAGATTTTAGAGTTGATGACTTTTTCATAAGCCTGTGGAACATTCTTTTAGCATGTGTCCCATGAGCGGGACGAAGCTTACGCATAAACTTCGCTTCCCACTCTTTAGGACTACGCGACTTCCGATTGGAATTTCGTTGATTCATAACTAGTTTGTTATTTACCGATTCTTTTTCCATCAGGGGTCTTCATCATTTGGTATCTACCAAAACCTTTATACGCACCTCTTGTATTATGGCTCATTGTTATTTCAAAGCCTTTTTTACGTAAGTTGTGTATAGTAGCTGATAGTCTCCAAGCTCCAAATAGTCTAGCTGCTTGTGCCTGATTTAAAGTTTTACCTTTAAGCAGATGCATAAGTATCTTTTGACTCTTTGAGCTGCTGTTTACTCTTCGTCCCATCTTTACTTTCCTTTCCGATATATAAAGCTGTAGTAAATTTCCATACATCTATAATAATAGATATTGTGTCAACTAGTACACCTTTGTTATATCCTATTTCTATTTTAAATATCCAGAATAACCTTATTCCGAACGTGTTACTTGTTTTTAGTAATTTAAACATTAGTTCTCCTTAGTCTAAAACTTGGTTGCCATTCTAATTCTGTCTTAAATAGCTCACCATCAGTGTTTTTAAGCACTTCTAATGTCTTTTTAGATGAATTAGCTTGGCCATTTAAGCCTATCACTTTACGTGATGCGTTTTCTATTGCGCCTGAACCTTTACCAGCATATAAGTCAAGTACTTCGTTTCTAGAATATTCTCTAGATACTTGTGATACTTGTATTATAATTAAATCATTATTAACAGCCATAGAAGATAGTGAGTGTGATATGTACTTAATTTGTTCGTACTCACCTCTAACATGAGGAGGTGTCTCAACTAAGTCAATATAATCTACTACTACTACAGCGGGTCTTAACTCTTTAACTTTAGCTTGTATTTGCTCAAGTGTTGGAGGTATAGTTTGTATTACCATATGGTTTAGCTTATGCTTATTATCTTTATACACTTGTTTAGGATTGTCATTTATCTCTTCTTTTGTCTTGCCTGATACTATTTGCATATTACGTCTATGCATATACCACGCTGACAACTCTAAAGATAAATATAATGTTGGTACTTGCCAATCAGTGTTTACGTCATCATTAGCAAAATCAACTCCTAAAGCTATACATTGTGCAAGTGTTGTCTTACTTGAACCTGTAGGTCCAAATATAGTTACTAACTCACCTGGATATATAGCTGTATCTGATTCATTAACGCCTAGCATATCTGCTATAGGTATAGAACGTCCGTCAAAATCTGCTGACATTCTTTCTTCTAGCTTTTCTTGCAGGTCATCTGAACTCATAACATCAATCAGATAGTCTTTTCTTTTAAAGTGTATACACCTTGTCTTGCAATGATTTAACATTATTTCATCATTACAACCAAACCTGTAGCCTCTATTGTAAACATACTCTACTTTTTCTATTACACTGTTTTCATTTAAACTATTATTATTCCAATGTAATATAGCAGTTTTAGCATATTCACTAGGTATACCATGTCTGTAGAAATGTGACGCTATTCTAATAAGCGTTTGGTTCCTAGAGCCCTCTTGAGGGCCATTTGTTAACATTTCTTGTACACAAGGTATAACATCCTTTGGTTCTACAACTTTGCGTATTTGGGTCATTCTAGGCGCTCTATTGATAATCTTATCTTCTAACTCGCCATTACCTACTAGTTCACTGTATGCAAAATCTAGTCTAGGTTCTTTTGCCATCTCTTGTATTTCATGATATTCTTTACCTATTACATCATTCCAAGATAATGGTATTTTATGCAAGTTAGTTTTAAGGTTTACTGTGTGCTGAACTCTATAGATACCTGTTCTCATGTAGATAGAGTTATCTATTTCATCACCAAATAAACTTTTAAGAGTGCCTTTTACCAAGTAATGTAGATTATCA